CATGGTACATTTAAGCTTGACTGAAGGATTGGATAGATTTTGGCCGTTTGGACAATCTATCTTGGAAAATATCTTTAAAGTTTACAAGCAAAAAGAATTGTTAGAAGATGCAGTGTTGATTTATCGTGTTCAACGCGCACCTGAACGTAGAATGTTTAAGATTGACGTTGGTAATATGCCAAGTCATATGGCTATGGCATTCGTAGAGCGCATAAAAAATGAAATACATCAACGCAGAATCCCATCAATCTACGGTGGGCAAAGTGTAGTAGATGCCACCTACAACCCGTTATCAATGAACGAAGATTACTTTTTCCCAGTCACTGCTGATGGTCGAGGGTCATCAGTTGAAGTGCTACCTGGCGGACAAAATCTAGGTGAGATAGATGACTTGCGATATTTTAATAATAGATTAGCTCGTGGATTACGTGTACCAAGTTCATATTTACCTACTGGTCCTGACGATTCTAACACTCCACTGAGTGATGGCAGAGTGGGAACGGCAATGATCCAAGAGTTTAGATTTAATCAATATTGTGAAAGATTACAAAATTACGTTGCGTTAAAGCTTGATGAAGAATTTAAGTTGTTTATGCGATGGAGAGGATTCAATATTGATTCTGGATTGTTTACGTTAAAGTTTAATCCTCCACAAAACTTTGCCGCGTATCGGCAAAGCGAGTTAGATAATGCTAGAGTTAGCACATTCGCATCGATGGAAGCATTCCCTTATATTTCAAAACGTTTTGCGTTAGAAAGATTCTTGGGGTTAACTGAAGAAGAAATCACTAAGAACGAACAGTTATGGCACGAAGAAAACGACAGCCACGAAGAGCAAACCCCTACTGGTTCTGACTTGCGTAATGTTGGCGTGAGTGTGGGAGGTATAGAATCAGATGAACAAACTGCTGATGATCTTGAAACTCCACCCGAAGAAGGTGAAGAGGTTGCACCTGAAGTTGCTGGCCCAGTATCGTCAGCCCCAGGTGCAGCGATACCAGGTGGTGCCGGCGGCAATCTAACTGCATAAATTGATAAATAATCAATAGGGATAGTAAAATGAAATTAATGGAAATGTTCGACCCGCCTGTTCCCGGCTACCAAGACGTTGATGCCGATCAGAGTAAACCTATTTGGAAACAATCTAGAAAAACCAAGCTTACACTAAAGCAATTGAGAAAATTGCGAAAGATGTTGGATGTTAGAAACTACGAAAAAAAGCAGCATCTTAAAAAAGTTCATACGCAATACGGAGCCAAAGCAGAATCTCCCTCAATTTAAGTTGTCTTAAACTGGTAAAACGCTAAAAAAGCATAGTTATTACGCTGTTTGTCGTGATATGCACTAAATAATTCTACAAAGCCATTACCAGGAGAAACAAACAATGGACAACAAAAAATTTGAAAAACTTATTGACCTAATCATCAATGAGGACGAAGAACAAGCACGTGAATTATTTCACGACATCGTTGTAGAAAAATCCCGCGAAATCTATGAGTCTATCATGGACGAAGAGATGGGAATGTCGGATGATGTTGAAGAAGGCATGGGCGGCCAAGTAGGTGATCTGATGGATGAAATCAGCAGCGAAGAAGCCGGCGGAATGACCGAAGAAGATGAAGATGGTATGGACGGCATGGATGACCTCGAAGGTGATGATGTTGTCGATATTGAAGCTGACGATGCTGCTAGCGAAGGCGGCGAAGTTGAAGATTCTGTTATCCGCATTGAAGACAAACTAGACCAATTGATGGCTGAATTTGAGCAAATCATGGGTGGTGGCGGTGATGACGAAGGCGCTGAATTCGGTGACGAAGAAGCTGCTGGCGAAGAAGGTGCTGAAGATTTCGGCGACGAAGAAGACACCGGCGAAGAGATGATGGAAGCAGTTCAGCTACAAAACGTCAAGGGTCTATACGGTTCTAAAATCGGCGGCGACAATGGCGCCCAAACAAAGAGCCCGGGCTTACAAAACAGCGGACAAGCTGGAATGGACAGCAAGCCTGTCACATTCTCTGGTCAAAATGAACCAGTTCCAACAAGCCCAAAGAACCCAAGTAACTATGGTACTAAGGGTGAGACGCAAGTTAAAGGTGCTGGACAGTTTAAGAATGCACCGGGCGGCAACGCTGGCAAGACAGCATTCAAAGATAAAGCATCGCGTGATTGGGGCAAAAAAGATAGCTCGACAGGCAAAGAAGTTGGTGCAGGCGGTAGCGTAGCACAAAACGACAAGAGCCCGATTGCTGAAGCCCGCAAGCCTGTTAAACGTATTGTTAGATAAAAGGAAACCTGAGAGCAATGGCTTTGTATCTTGGAGGTAAAGATCACTTGCGTAATGTAACGCAAGTGTATCTGTACAATAGGACTCGTACATCCATAGAGCGGTGTACGAGTCCTTGTACGCTTACTAGATACAAAACTACAAATAGTTGGTCATTTCGTTCGACGGAGATTCTATAATGGCATTATACTTAAAAGAGCACTTGACGTTTGACCGCGCCGGAATGGTGGTTGAATCAGTAAGTGAAGGGGATAAAAAGAACCTGTATATGAAGGGGATTTTTATTCAGGGCGGAGTTAAGAACGCAAATGAACGTGTGTATCCTGTTTCTGAAATAGAATCTGCGGTAAATACGTTGAATGAACAAATTACAACTGGTTATTCAGTATTAGGTGAAGTAGATCATCCAGACGATTTAAAAATTAATTTAGATCGGGTATCACATATGATTACTAGTATGTGGATGGATGGCGCTAATGGGTTTGGAAAACTAAAAATCTTACCAACTCCAATGGGTCAGCTAGTAACTACCATGTTAGAGAGTGGTGTTAAACTTGGTGTATCAAGTCGTGGTAGTGGTAATGTTAATGATATGGATGGCAGAGTTAGTGATTTTGAAATAGTAACGGTTGATATTGTAGCGCAACCATCTGCTCCAAATGCTTATCCAAAAGCTATTTACGAAGGTATGTTGAATATGAAGCACGGCCATAAGATTTTATCAAATCTTAAAGGTGCGGATGCTAGTAAAGATGCAAAAGTTCAAAGATATGTGAAAGAAGAGATAATTCGTTTAATCAAGGATATGAAAATAAAATGATTAATCGAGTACAAATACACGGAGTAGATAGGTCTACTTCTGTAATACTTGGTGAACCAGAGTTAAATGGTTCAAAACAAGGGGGAAATAATGAATTTAGAAATCATTAAACCGTTGCTTGAAAGCGGCCTCATCAGCGAAGAAACTAGTGCTTCTATTACCGAAGCCTGGCAGTCTAAGTTAGTTGAAGCACGTGAGCAAGTTCGTGCAGAACTCCGCGAAGAGTTTGCACATCGGTATGAGCATGACCGTACTGTGATGGTTGAAGCCTTGGATAAGATGGTAACTGATAGTTTGACTGGTGAAATCTCAGAATTTCATTCAGAAAGACAATCAATGCACGAAGACCGTGTACAAGCAAAACTAAAGCTACGTGAAAATGCGTCAAAGTTTAATGAATTTATGGTTACTAAACTAGCCGAAGAAATCAAAGAACTACGCAGTGATCGTAAGATTGCAAAAGAAAGTCAACACTCACTAGAACAATTTGTTGTTCAAGCTCTTTCCAGAGAAATTAAAGAATTCTCACAGGACAAGAGAGCAGTTGTTGAGGCTAAAGTTAAACTTGTAGCTGAAGGTCGCAAACAACTTGAAAAACTAAAAGCTAAATTTGTAGCTGAAAGTGCGTCAAGAATGAATGCTGCTGTTACTAGACATCTAAAGGGTGAATTAAGTCAGCTTAAAGAAGATATACAAAGCGCCAGAGAAAATAACTTTGGACGTAAATTGTTTGAAGCATTTGCTAGTGAATTCTCTGTCACTCATTTAAATGAGAAAGCAGAAACTCGCAATCTAATGCATAAGTTACAAGAAAAAGATCAACAACTATCTGAGTCTGTCCGTAAAATGGAACAAGCTAAGAAATTGATCGAAACCAAAGAACGTGAAGTTCGAATTATTAAAGAATCTAATCTCCGTGAAAAAACAATGGGTGAATTAATTAGCACATTGAACGAAGAAAAGGCTTCAGTAATGAAGAGCTTGCTAGAAAGCGTGCAGACACCTAAGTTGCAGGCCGCTTTCGATAAGTATCTACCAGCAGTTCTAAATCAAGGTACTGATAAGAAATCTGTTAAACAGGCTATTTCTGAATCAAGAATGATTAGTGAAGTTACTGGTGATAAATCTGCCAAAAAAGAATTTGAAGTCGAAGCACGTGATAATGTCATTGACATCAAACGTCTGGCAGGGCTTTAATCAAAGACATATATTAGGAGAAAACACAAATGTCAAAAGTACTCTTAGAAAGCCGTTGGGATGAGACCAAAGAGGCGCTGTTAGAAGGATTAAAAGG